ACTAAATTATGCACCACAGCACGCAGGTCATGTCTATTCTAACCTCTTAGCAGTCATGAACTTTGCATCACAAGACATCTACAAGACCACACACCGTGGCCCCGGTAATTGGATTATAACATCACCCCTCGTTGGTGCAATGTTGGAATCCGCTGCCAAGCTCGAAGGTGGTATTGGTCCCAAGACTGAAGGCATCACAAACATGGGTGCCAACAAGATTGAATATCGTGGTAAGTTCGCTGGTAAGTACGATCTCTTCATCGACCCACTCTGGCCTGAAGACGAAATTTTGATGGGATATAAGGGTGGAAGCCCAATGGACGGTGGATTCGTTTACTGTCCATACATCCCAATCGAAGCTCTACCAACCATTACGGACCCTGATACCTTCCAACCAAGAAAGGGTATCTTGACCCGTTACGCCAAAGCAGCAGTTCAACCTGCTAATAGATTCTACAGAGTCATTAGACTAGTTGGACCTGCCGCAACTTACCTCTACACACCATTCGTTAAGACAACTAATCCTAGCTGAGTGAGTTAATAGTTAATTTATGAACCAGAGAGAAATAAAATCTCTCTGGTTCTTTTATTGATCTATATAACATAGAGAGGTTTTATTTATGGGCGGTATAATTAAACCAAAAATTGATACTTATGGTAATAGTTTTGCTATTCCTTATGGGGATTTAGTAGATACTTCTAAACCTAATGGGGAAATAAACTACGACGAGTTAAATAAAACCACATTACAAGATAATATAGAATTTACTAAATTTGAAGAATCAATTAAATCTTTTATTCTTGGAAGATTAGGTTACCCCGTGATTAGGGTTGAGTTAAGTGATTTTCAAATTAAATCAGTAATTGATGAGGCAGTAACTAAACTAGCAAATCATGCTCCTTTTTGGGCAACACAGTTCATATCGTTCAAAACAACTGCTGGAGTCAACATATATGAGCTTCCTAAGTATGTTTTGGATAATGTTCAATATGTTGTATACAAGAAGGATTTGATTGGCGTACCGGGAATGGGACAAAGTTTAGAACAAGATTACTTTTTAAAATATTTCCAACAAAACTTCTTGTTCAACGATTTTAGCATCGGTGAATTTAATCTTCTGCAAATTAGTTTGGAGATGATGAGGAAGATCTTAGGTCAAGATGGTTCATTCGATATAGTAGATAATAAATACCTACAAATCTATCCTGTTCCAGCAACAACCGATCAATCAGTAATCGTGCAGTACAGAGCACTTAATTCCGATACAATCCATCCTGCGTACAAAGTTTTTATACAAAAATATGCACTTGCTCTAGCCAAAGGAGTGCTAGCACAAGTTCGGGGCAAATACAAAACACTTCCGGGACCCGGAGGTGGTGCTCAACTGAATGGCGACTTGTTGGCGCAGCAAAGTGAGAAAGAATTAGAATTGCTTGAAAAACAACTCTTGTCTGAGTTTGAAGAGCCACCTAGCTTTACTCTATACTAATGAATAAAAATTTCAAAACTAATGTCAATATTCCAGAAATAGAAGTTGTTAATACTGACAGCGAATTAAGTTTATTTGATAGAAATAATCCTGATATTAATTTATTTAATTTAGTGGATGAAGAGAATATTCGCTTATCTGGCTCTAAGTTAAATTACTATAAATTCATGTCTTCCAAGGCTCAGTATGATGAAGTGTACATGGAACAAAGAAACAAACCTATCACAAATGCAGGGGTAATTGTATATGGGCATTATGATCCAAAAGTAATAGAGGAACCTTTAAATCAATTTGGGATAAATCTTACAAACGATCAAATATTTACATTTAACAAATCTTATTTAGATAAAAAATTAGGTAGATCGCCAATCGTCGGGGATATCATTGAACCTCATTTTCAGAAAATAAAATACGAAATATTTGAAGTTCAAGAGGATAGTTTTGAATCTTACGGGGTATACCATTACATTTGCACAGCCAAGGTCTTGCGTGATTCTAGCGATGTTCAGACAATGAAACTTTCTGATGTTGCAGATGACATAGGAGGAAGATCCTTATGACAGAGTTCAGCAATAAATTAGAGTTCGTAGAAAGCCAATCTCTACAATATAATGTTTTACCCCCCGCTAGGTCTTCAACTGCGTTTATTCGAGATTTAATAAAAAAATCAAAGTCCAAAAGAACAAAAGTTTCCTTTGTCTACAAAGAACTACTCAGATCTGTAATTAATACTTTTTCTGATTATTCAATAATAAATGATGAAGAACAGGTAACTGGGGTAAAGTGTATTTTTGCAAATCCCGAGCGTGCTGTAGCAAAATTAACACAAGAAACAAATTTAATCCTCCCGATAATTTCCATTAGCCAACCTAGATCTAAAAAAGACAACAAGCGGCAAAGATACGGACCTAACATTTATTACGAAAAATATTGGGATGAGAAAAAACAACGGGCTATTCGTGTCGTTAGTTTGGTTGATTCTCCGATTGAGGTTGAATATGAATTAACTGTTTGGGCAAAGTACAAAAATGACTTAGATCAAATAACAGAACAAATTCACTTACACTTTAATCCAGATATATCAATTACAACAAACACTTCAAATGTAATTAAATTGTTTTTATTAGAGGAAGCGTCTGATTCTGATTTGGTTTTATCTGATAGAGAAGACAGAATTTTAAAACGGGTTTTTACCCTCAACGCAAGCACATATGTTCCTAGCCCGAAGTTCTTGGTAACATCGACAGGTAAGATAGAAGAGTTTAATTACGAGGTGGAAGTAACCAAGAGGATAGTATGATCAAAGGTCTTATTGAAATTTATAAAGACGATGGTAACTCGATAGAAAAGATTTACAGTGATAATAATTTAATTACTGTAGGACTTGGATATAGTCTTGCATCTTTTTTTGAAACACAAGAAGTAAATAGAACTATTGACGATTATCAGATCGGGTTTTTTCAAATAGGGACAGGAATAGTTGATTACAAAGATCAACAAACATCAAATGTCGGTTGTTTTTATCAAATACAAACTCCAGTTGCGGAATCTTCATTAGGTACTGATTTGGATATAAATATTTACAATTTAAAATTTTTATTTAAATCTACATCATTCTCTAGAACAGCTTATTTATCTTCTTTAGACATGGATCTATCTACGGGAAAAAGAGATTTTTTAGAAATTTTACCATTTCAAAAAATTAATAATTTGGATGGGTCAATAACTCATAAACTTATTTTAGAAAAAAATCTAGCTCCCAATATATCGATAAAAGAGTTAGCTCTTTTTATAAAAAACCCGGATTCAGGATACAAAATAGACAGACCAATGTTGGCGGCATACAAAGCCCTTAATACTGCAATAGTTAAAAATACCAATTTTAAGTTAATTGTAGATTGGACTATCTATTTTAAAGATTAAGTATATTTTTAAAATATTTCTAAAAATATAAGTTGAAGCCTAATAAATATTATAGGTGAATTATGAAAACACTAATTAATGAATCTCTACAAAGTCTGCAAGTTTGCATCTTAGCTCCCGGAACAAATCTATTTAAAAGAATTCCCCCTCGCGGGAGATTAGTAGTAAGAGATGATCAACTTAGTGAGATGGCAATGAATCTCGCTAAGAGAAAATTAATTAAAATAGTGAGTACTCCCTGATTTTGCTGTGGCACAAGTCAGCAAGAAATAACTTTGAGGTAAATTATGGCAAATTATGTTTCTCCCGGTGTTTATACAATAGAAAAGGATATTTCCGAGTATCCAGTAGCAAACAATTCATCTATTGTTGGTTTGGTTGGTTTTGCCGACAAAGGGCCAGTCAATAAAGCAACATTAGTGACATCACAGCAAAATCTAGTTCGTATTTTCGGTGACCCTAGCGAAGATATCCCCGGACAAGCTTTGGAAGGTGCGCTAGAAATATTAGAAACAACTAGATCAGTTTATTTCGTTCGTGCAGCAGGAACATCCGCTGCTGAAGCATCCGCTTTGGTAAGCATCGGATCTTGCCCCGCCGTAGTTGTTTCTGCTAATAGCTTTGGTAAGAATAATCCTCTTTACTTGTCCGTTCAGGTAAAAGACGGAAATGGAACGAACCAATTCGTAACCCCAAAACAATACGCTATTCCCGCTAGCACGGTAACAACCACTGCTACAGATGCTCAATTCTTGGCACTTACCCAAGTAATTGGAGGATCTTTGGATTCAGACAAGATATCAGTACAAAAGGATTCCAATGGTGCGGTTTACTTGGTTGGAGCGTTCGCTGGATCTGGTGCTAGTATCTTAGTATCAGCCTACTCCAATGCAACATACACCACGCCAATTGCATCAGCCCTTTCAGTACCGTTCTACACTTCTACAGTTGCTTTACCAACTGCAAGCACCGTAGGGTCTTCGGTTCAAGTTTTTGGTGGAACAGTTGTAAATACTGATTTTGGATACTTGGTAAACTCGCTATACTCTGGTGCTGGGTATAATTTAACCACTAACGCAGACGGCACTGTAAAAGGTAATTCAATCGAAGTCGATGCTTTAGGAAATTCGAAGTTTATCCTACAAGTTAATCAAAACGGCGCTCAACTAGAGCAGTTCAAAGTTGATCTAACCTCCTCATTGTTCATAGAAGACTATATCAATGTAGGAGAATCTAATGCCAAGTCGGAAATTATAAAAGCTTATCTATCACGGTCAACTTCAACAGATGTTGATACTGATGGCTACTCGGCGTTCACAGCATCATTGAGTGAAGTAACAGATTTGCCAACAGCTACTAAAGTTACATTTGGTGGGTTCCTTGCTGACACTCGTGCTTTAACTGGAACAGGAACTACGGTAGGCACTACATTGTCTCACCAAAATCCAAAGTTCTTGAAGTTCGTAGAAGGAACTTACAATTTAACTAACGGTCATAGTGGATA